TGATAAATATATGAAATCTCAAGAATTTATAGAGATTGATTTTGGATCTGTACCTTTAATGAGTGACGTTGAGATTGAACAATTAGCACAATTTGCATTAACCGAAGAACCAGAGATTATTCTTCTTGCTTTAGCAGAAGCCCTTAAGACTCGTGGAATTTCAAAAGGTAATGCACTTGAGAACTACCTGCTTAAATCTATACAGAAACAATTAGCTAAACAACTCTTAAATACAAACTGTTTTGCTCCAACTAAGGGAGATCTTACTGAAGATATGATTAATACAATGTTTTCTCAGATGCCACTCTTACAAAAATTTTTAAGTGGTGATTATGATAACGCAACAAATGAAATATATGGTGAATTTTCTAAATTTACTATAAGTTGCATCATGGATCGAACAGGTATTACTGATGACTATCCCAACATGTCAAGACTGGCTAAAAGAAGTCTTTTAAATAATAATGTTACGGGATTTATATCAAAAAATGAAATATTAGAAGGTGTTCAAATAGACGGACAACCCATGGGAAAGGTTTTATCATTCGTAACCTTATGTGTGATAAACGCATCCATGTGTAGATATGTCTGCGAACTCGACCAACGTAAAAATATTAATATGAAAGACTTTAAAGCTTATATTAATGGTGATGATTGTTGTTTTCCTCTAGATAATTTTGAATTATGGGAACAATGCCTCCGTTGTGTTGGTCTAAAAAATAGTGTAGGAAAGACTTTTTATACGGATGAGTTCATTGAAATGAATTCTCGCACTTTCCTCAAAATTAATAAAGATACCGATATATATAATAATTTTAAAATGGTTCCTTTTGTTAATTTTGGCCTTCTTAAGTGTCTTCAAAGATCCTCTGAACAAGTAACTGAATTAAGTTTCCAACAGTTTGTTTCAACTTGTGGGCCCATTCATACTGAATTTGTGGCTGACTTTAAAAGTGAGGATAATAACTTATATATACCACTTACAGATTTATTTATAAATAAACATAAAAAACATCTCCATGATCCTAGACTTTCAGGTATCTCTTGGTTTTTACCGAGATGGCTTACAGGTTTAGGTCTTGATATAGATAAGGAGGATCAATTAACATTATATGACAAGGTTATAGCAGGAAGATTATATTCTAACTATGACAATGTAAATATTAGTCATTATAATAATGATCCAGAATGGGAGATACATTCACTTGTAAATAATACAATGAAAGAAATCTGTGGTACTAAGCCCTTTATTAAATATAAAGATGTTATCACACATATACCTGACTTTAATTGCGATGAAGATCCTAAATATAATATAATAGATCTTAAAGAGAATCAACAATCTATATATAATAAGTTGATTCAAATACATTTCCGCAACTGTACTGACCATAATAGTATTTATTTAGGTCATGTAACAAAGTTAGGCTGTGAGATAACTG